AAGCACCTCGCAGAGGAGATTGGCATTCAGCCCGAAGAGTACGCCAAGTTCAAGAGCGAAAAGGCCATGAGAGCCTTCCTGATCAAAAAGTATCAGAACGCCTAATACAACGGATATATGCCCAAGATACGACTCAAAATGACGTACGGAGTGAGAGTTGTTTCAGCTCTCAGCTCTTCAGAACTGGTAGACAAGTACTTGTTCGGCATTCCTATGTGCTCTAATGATGGTCGCAAAATCTCTTCGGAGACTATTCAGCACTACATAAATACGGCACAAGCGACTGTGGAGAATTTGCTGGGGATCAAAATCTCAAAGCAGGTCATCGAGGAAAGCAAGAACTTCATACGTCAAGAGTTCGTGTCTTGGGGATACATCCAAGCTACCTACCCCGTCAGAACAATCGACAATCTGCAGGGGTGGATCAATGGGGTATGTCAGATAAACTACCCAAAGGAGTGGCTGTCTCTCAAGAAGACAGACGAGGTAGCGATGTTCAGAAACATATACCTCATACCAAATTCAGGTAGTTCGAGCGGTGCTCAGTTCACGAGCAACTCTATCATCTACAACGGCATCTCACCTCACCTTGGTTGGTTCGGGAAGGAGTACATACCGAACTACTGGCGTTTCAGATACGTCACTGGTTGGGACAAGTGCCCCGATGACCTCAAGGACTTGATCGGTAAGTTTGCCGCCATTAACGTCCTTGCTATCATAGGCGACATCCTATATGGCGTAGGGATGACGAGCATAAGCATCTCACTTGACGGAGTTAGCCAGAATACACCTCTAACGAGGAGCGGGCAGGGCGGTTTGTTCGCAGGCAGAATTAAGCTGTATACCGATCAGATCAATGAGATGATGCCCGCTATAAAGCAAAAGTACCGAGGCATACAATTCAATGTCCTATAAACATGGAAGGCAAGGGAATAGTCATAGACCACCCAGTACATCATACCACTGCATTTGAAAAGCCTTTTGGTCCAGCGGTGGGGTGGAGACCGCAGGCGTTTTCTCACCTCATCCAGACTCAAGGATATGATGCCTTAATAGACAGAGCGATGCGATGTCCTTGCGTAGACAAGGCAAATGGTCAGGCTCTGTCTACTTGTAGAAATTGCTTAGGTAGGGGATGGTTCTTCATCAACAGAGCGAGCACGAGAGTAGTGGCTCAGCACATGGACAGCCGAAAGAGCTACCAAGAGTATGGCGAGATCAACAGAGGCACTGCGTCTATAACGACTAAGGGCATCGATAAGCTGGGTTTCATGGATAGGATAATACTTACCCAGCTTGAGGAGTTTTACAGCGAGGTATTGCGCCCTACGACTTATAACGGCAGGCTGATCGCATACCCTATCTACGAGCCGTTGGAGGTATTTGAAATCTTCATGTTCATTAGCGATGACCGCCCGCTCAAGTTGCTTGAGAGAGGCAAGGACTACGAGATTGTCGCCAATCGAATAGACTTCAAGAGCGAGTTGGCGGAGGAGGTAGAGTCAGAAGACATCAACAAGCCAGCTGAGATGAGCGTGACGATACGTTACAACCACTACCCAGTCTACCACGTCATCGACATAAACAGAGAGTTGATGAAGGTACGAGAGAGCAAGCATTGCTCCATCTCTGACGATAAGCTCACGGATATGCCTATCAATGTAACGGCACGCAAGGCTCACTACATCTTTGACGCTCAAAAGTACGATAGCAGTCTGATCGAGAACACCCACCTCAATGTCTAACAAGCCGATTGAAATAGACCTCACTGGACTGCAAAGTCAGTTCGGTTTGACGCAGGAGCAGGTAGACCTACTCACCGAGACTTGCGTAAATGCAGTGTCTGCGTCTATCTACGCCAATTGGCTTGCGTTGGCTAAGCAAAGACTCAGAAGCACCGCCCCCGAATATACCCAAAATCTGATAAAGGTAGACAAGGGGCGATTTGAAAAGTCTATTGTACTGACGGGCGTTCTGCCTAACATGATCGAGCAGGGTGCAAGCCCATTCGACATGAAGCAGGGGTTCAAGTCTTCGCCAAAGGCAAAGCACACTATACAGAAGGTCAAGAAGAAGGGTAACTCAATACAGAGCGCAGGCGGATGGTACTTGACAATTCCCTTCAGAATAGGCACCCCCAATGCCGTAGGGCAAGCAGGCTTCGCTAACGTCATGCCTGAAGAGGTCTACGCTGTAGCGAAGAAATTAGGCGCAGGGCAGCGCTTAAATGCCTTAGCGCTCCCCGAAGACGAACGTGCCCCGAGGAGTAGGGCTGCTATAACCAACGAGGGCGGTGATCAGCTGTTCGCTGAATACAGACATAAGAATAGCATATACGATGGTATGATGCGTAGTACGTTCGCTTACAACAAGACTGTACAGAGCATGTATCATACCTTCAGAAGAGTCAGCGACAAGTCGGACGCCATGTCTTGGATTCATAGTGGGTTCAAGGCTCTTTGGCTCAGCACCGAAGCTGTCGAGAAGACGGACGCTGACACCCTTGTCGAGAATGAGGTGTATAACTACTTAGAACAAGCCCTATAATGGAAGGCATCATACTACCAGAGGTAACGATATACAAGATAACCAATGCGGCAATAGCGCTTCTCAGGAGAGACTTAGAGGAGGTAAATGAGAGTGATACCATTCTGTATAGGCTGTTTGGCTTGGACCAAAACGAGCAGCCCCAAAGGATGAACCAATACAACTTCTTCAAGCAGGCCAAGAAGATGGTTCAGTACCCTGAGAATTTCAAGGTCAACTTTGGCTACGCTACGGACGTTGCTAAGAACATAAATCTCCATATCCTTCTACCGAGTGAGACCTCATCTGGCGGTATAGGCTTCGATGAGGGCTATGTCCAAGACTCATTCGTGAACATGTACGAGAGCAACTACCAGATAATGATCACTGGCTCTAACTCTTCCGAGGTGAACTTGGCTTACAATATCTTGAAGTCTATGTTTACGATGCTGTACGAGCAGTTCGAGCTGAATGGTCTGCGTCTCCCCAAGTTCTCAGGCAACGACATAGTAATGCAAGACGACTTGACGCCAGTCCCTCTATTCCACAAGGTGATAAATATCTCATTCTCATATGAGTTGGTCGTGCCTATGTCGTTCAAGGGCGAAGTGATGAGGAAATTCGTATTTGAAATAGACAATGTAAATGACCTTGTTCAGATATAACAAATACGTTGAATTATAATTTGATTAGATATGGCAACTGTTGTTAATTTTCATGGGAAGAACTACTATGAGCCAGGCGCTTATGCCGCTACAGTATACAACCCTACCTCTGTTACCAACGTAGCAGAATTTGGTAACGTGCTTATCATCGACACTGGTCTGTCCAAGAACGGGAATTTTGAATTTTCAGGCGGTTCAGGCGTCAATGGCGAGTTAAGCAAGGGGTTGAAGTCGGTGTACGAGTTCACGGCTTATGAGGACTTCCTGAACTTCATTGGCGGTGGTATGATAGGCGATGTCGCTGAAAAGATATTCACCCCCGCTGCTGGAGTCAATGGCGCTCCCAAGGTGTACTACGCACGTGCTGCAACTACGAGAAGCGCAAAGATAACTTTAACGTTTGGCGATGCTACTCTTGTTCTCAAGTGTAAGAACGAGGGGGTATGCGGCAACGGAGTCAAGACCGCTGGTGCTTCGGGGGGCGCTGAAAAGCTACGTGTCGGCTACTCTGCTGAAGTCATTCAGGGGGAAGCTACAAACACGTTCAAGCTCAGACTGCTCAAAGGCTCTTACATGGGCGTAGACAAGGACGGAGAACCATACGGCTCAAAGAAGGTCGAAGACGCTGAGCCAGGTGTTCTCGCTGAGTCCGAAGACTTCAAGACGCTTGAGGAGCTTTACAACTGGGCTCTCAGAAACAAGTACATGCTTGCTCACTTTGAGATAAGTCATACTGGCGAGCTTAGCACCGAGCTAAGAAAGCTCACTGAGGTACTTTCCGAGGGAGGTACGACAGAGTGGCTTAACGGCACCGAGGTCAGCGATATTCTTGAGGCTGTTAGCGAGCTCAACATCACGTTCTTCTTAGGCACTAACGCCAACGCAAATGACGGAGAGGGGGTAAAGGCGACTACCAACGCACTTATCTTCAACCACATCAAGAAGAATGCGAGATTTGGCGGCATACTCTTCGTTGCAGGGGGTGAGGGTGACTCAGACCTCTTTGGCGAGAGAAACAGCTCAGAGAGCATCGCAAGATACTATGACTCAGCAAACGTAGTCGTGGTTCACGGAGCGCCTGAAGTAGCAAGAAAGGATAGAAACGGCTCAAACTAATGTTCAAGTCTGGCAGTGTTATCTGAATAGAAGAGTCACGCATATTCTGTGCAAGGTTCGTAGTAGCACTCAAAGAGAGTCCAATACTTGAGAAACCTGTGCTCCAACTTACAGAAGAAGTTCTCGTAGACTGTGTGAGTGTCTGCGGATGATACATACTATTGAGGTTGTTACGCTCATAGCTTGATGTA